TGTGTGTTAGAGCCGTTTGTGTCGATGGTCTTGCTAGTGCCGGCAGCAGCTGTCAAGCGGTTTGCGTAGTCCATCTTGTAGGTGTCGAAGCCTGCGACCATGCCAACGTAGTTGCGCTCGTATGCCTTGTCAGACTTGGCATTGCCGAACGAACGGCTGGCTTGAGACAAGTTACCAGCCAGACCGTTGTAGTCACGGCTAGACAAAGCCATGAAACGATCGTAGTCAGGCACGCCTTGCTCGTTCATGATGGTGTCGCACAAGGAGACATCATCATAATCACCAGCAGCAGCAGCGATAGGCACAACCAAAGAGCCAAGGTTTGCAGCCGAGCTCATGATGGCAACGTTGATGTCAGAAGCCAGTTTTTGCTTGGCGCTCTCACCCAGACGGCCTTCTTGCAACGCATCGCGCAACTCAAGGGCAGTCATTTCCCAAGGCACAGTCTGGCTGTAACCCAAGGTAGCGGGGACGGCCAACTGTGTCATGCCTTGGTATTGGCCAGCGATGCTGGTGCCAGGCGTGCTGTTGATCGACTGAGCAATGTAAGGCTGGGGACGCCAGATGGTGTTGTTGGCGCGTTCCATCATTGTCTGATCTGTGTTGTAGATGTTGACATGACGTGACAAAACCAGCGCGTCTTGGAAGCCTTCGAGGAGGTCTTCAAACGCAACGCGCTCTTCTTTTGAGAAACTATTGGACATGGTATTTCCTTAAAAAATCATTTAGATGAAGCTGCTCGCTTCTGCGCCTTGTACTGCACGACTTTCGTCATGTTGCCAGTACGAGCCGCTTCTTCTCGCAGCCGTTCGAGGGTTGAGTCCACCGCCCCAGATACTCGGCCAGTTCCTGACACGATTCTCTCGGGTGGCGGGGCTGCCTTGCGATTGGTAACTTTCAATTCTTTCTCCAGTTTCGCTACCGCAAAAGCAAACTTTACGGGGTCTTTAATGTCGGACAGCTCTTTTGCCTTCTTCGGGTTCTTACCGAGCGCGTAGATGACGAGCGCAGGATTATCTGCACCTTGGAGCACCACGCCTTGCTGGGTGATGTTGAACAACTCTTGGGCCACGGCCTCAGCGTCTTCAAAATCTTTGACCCTCAGCTCGGCTTTCGCCTTGCCGTAGCCATCCAGTTTGGCTTGCCATGCCTTCTGCTGATTCATAACTTCAGCTTCTTGCTTGGCTTGAGCTTCATCGGCTTGTCGCTTGCGATCAAACCAATTGGCCAGTGCTGCCTCGAATTTGTCAGCGTCATAGTCGTGTTCTTCAAGACTTGGCTTCTTGCCCAGCACGACCGGCTTGGTCTCAGTCTGTGCGGTGCTTTGCAGCTTGCCTTGCAGTTCACGGTTTTGCCGTTGCAATTCTCTGTTCGTCTTACGCAGCTCGCGTACCCATTCAGGTGCTTGAGTCTGTTCTTCGGGAGGTGGCGCTTCCTCACCAATGGATACGATCACCTCGTCGCTGTCGCCTTCGCCATCTTCGGTTGTCTGGTCATCGCCCTGGTCACCAATGGATTTGTTCTCATCGGTGGTTTGCTCAGTGCTTTGGCCTTCGTCCTCAATGACGATAGTGTCATCGTCTTGGTTTTCTTCTCCTGATACTGCCTTTGTGTTCATCTTCTGACCCCATCAAACTCACCCATTAGAACGGCTGGGTGGATGCCGTTTATCACATTCTCGCGCTTTTTCGTTCATCTTACAACTGGTTGAACGATCTGGCCTTGCAAAATTTGTTGCACTGCCTCTGCATTTGTGAGCGCCATGTTCTGCGCGGTCTCGTCGACCTTGCCCAGCGTCTCCAGTGTTTGAGCGCGTTTGAGTTCTGCGCTGGCCACGGTTTCGACGGTATCGGCTCGGGCTTTGGCTGCTTTGGCAGTTTCATTCTCAGCTGCGGCTTGCAGGTACATGGCGTTCGGGTCTTGTGGTGCGCCCTGCATTTCGGCCATGAGTTCTTCGGCTTCCATGTCGGTCGGCTTGACCACACCCATGCGCAGGAGTTTCTTGCGGAAGTAAGCATTGGCATCGCTGATGCCTTCGCCTTCCATGTTCATCATGGCCATTGCCGTGATGACTTGGGCTGTCTCTGGGTCTTGGGTGATCTGGAGCATGCCAGTCAGGGCGCGGACAGTTGCCTGGCGCTTTGTGCTGCTCGATGGTCCAACGTCTGCGATCACATCGAACGTGGCGCTTGTCAGGTCGTTGGCCATGACCACTTCGCCAGTTTCCTGATCGATGGTTGGTTGCATCAGCTCGACCATGCCAGCCTCGCCAGTTGGCGCAACGGTCTTCATCTTGCGCTTGTCTTCGGTGTAGATGTCCTTGGCCATCGACAACCAGATTTCACCGCATCGCTTCATGCCCTTGGCAAAGTTGCTCATGTAGATGAAGGCTTGGCCATCAACTCGGGCCTGAATCATCTCGACGGCCTTGCCTGAGATGTTGCTCACCATCTTGTCAGCGCCAGCTGGGTTGCCCAAGATGTCCTGCATGTCGGTTTCGGTGATCTGCAAGAGCGCGGCCATTGCCGGTGGGATGGCTGCCGATCTGGTGTAGGCCACCGGACCACTGACTGCCTGGTTGCCGTTTTGGTCTGTAATCGGGTTGATCAGCAGGTACGGATAGTCCTTGAGGTTGTCCTCGGCCCACATGACTTGGTGGCCAGCGACCTGCTCAGGCGTTAGGATTGGCTTCTCGACTGAGGACAAGGCGCTGATCTCACCGAGCTTGGACAGCTGCATGTTCTTGAGACGCTGGGCATCCTTGGCCAAGCGCACATGGCCCATGCATCGCTCAACGTTATCGACAAACCAGCGTTTGCCGTAGACGACCACGATCGGTATGCACTTGCCTGCGATGTAGCCTGCGTCCTCAAGCACCTTGCCGCCCGACATGATGTACTTGTGCACGCGCTTTGTCTTGATCCTACGCTGGCGCACCTCGACTGTGCCGATGGCTGCCAGAGTTTCCTCAAGCATTTCGTCTTTGGCAAAGTCGGCTTGGGTGTAGCGCTCTTCCTCTCCTGTGATGGTTTGGAAGATGCGGATGGTCTCGGTCTTTTCCTCGACCTTGTAGTACTCGGCCACATAGACCACATCGGGTGTGCACCAGTCGAATTCGTACTGGTGGATGATCTTTGGCCAGTCGGTTGGGTCATCGCCCCATGTGTCTTTGTATGCCTGGCGCGTCATTGATGTGACGACAAAGCAGAACTTGGCATCGGACTTGTCTTGGCGCTTGGCGCCAAGGTCAAAAAACACCGAGCTGTCAGCGTCAAAGATTGGCTCGATGCGGATGCGCTGGCGGTCGTCCTCTGGGTCTTCCTCGTTTTCGTAGACTGTGCGCAAGCGCCATGCACCGATGCCTCCACCGACCGCTTCCTCGAAGGCGTTGTCGTAGGCTTCATCGGCCACAGATGCCTGTTCGTCTGCTCGATATAAGCCATCGCAGACCTCGGCCAGCTTGTCGTTCTCAGCGCCATCTTTAGAGACAAAGTCGACCGTGATGCGGTTGTTGCGATATTCGTTGACCACTCGAATCACGGCCAGCATGATCTTGTTGACCTCGAACTTGGGTTTGTTCTCGTACTGGTCCCAGAGTGGGCCTTCCCACTGGCTGCCTGCTAGAGAGTAGAAGCGTCTGTCTTGCAGGCATTGCAAGCGCTCGTCGCGCAGTGCGCTTTGCACATCATCGAATTGCGCGAGGGCTTCGTCGTGCAGGTTCGCAAGGCGTTGATCGTTTGAGAGTCGGGCCATGTTATATCCTCATTTTGTGTGATTTTCTCACCATTTCTTTACATTTGGCAATGGAGTGAATGTTGCAGGCTTCGTGATGGCCGATCGTCTCACACCTTCGCAGGCATAACGCAGGGCATCGATCACGTGATTTTTCTTGTCTTCGAGCACCGGCAAGATTTTGCCGGTCAGTGGGTCTTGCTTGTAACTGTACAGCGTCAGCTCGTCAATTGTGTGGATGCACCGAGGGTGCACCACGATGTCGTAGTTCTTCAGGAATTCGATGCCTTCCTCGACCGACTTCGGTCCTTTGACCGCTGTCATGATCTTTGGAAAGCCATTCTTTTTCATGTGACTGATTGTCTCTGGCCTAGCTGAGTCGGCCACGATTGGCCACTTCTCGGCCTCGGGCACCTGCATGAACAGTTCAGGTGTGTTGACGATCTCGCAACCGACCATGTAGGCCTCGTAGTCGATGTAAAGCGTGCGGCCAACGATGTGGCAGCGCACCAGCGTGGTCGGGTCGACAGCGAATCCCCAGTCAGCACCGAGCCTGTGGATTGCGTCTGGTGGTGCCTCGAAGTCCTCGACGCGCCAGTTCTTGAATACCCTGGTGTTGCTGTTTGTGAGGTAGCTTCCCATCCAGACATGCTGGTATTTGTCAGGGTCGCGCCTCTTGTCGTACTCCATCTCATCGCGCAGGACTTGTGGAAACCAAGGGTTGTCGGTGAAGTTGACCTTCAAGACTTGCGCGTCCTTTGGCGGTGTTGGACCGCGAAGCAAGAAGTCGACAGGGTCGTTTTGCTGGCGCGGGTTCCACGTGAACCACAGCTCGGACTCTGGCTTGCGGATGGTTGGCCGCAGTAGGTCAAGGCTGGTCTGGCTCAGGCTTTGAGCCTCCTCCACCCAAGCGCAGTCATAACCTTCGAGTGACTTGATCGAGTCGGCTGTGTGGTTTTGCATGCCTTGGAAGATGATCATGCCATCGCCCTTCTTGGACTTGATCACGGCTTCTTGCACCTCGAAGTAAGCGCCAGCGTTCATTTGCTCGATTTTCATTTCCAGCAGGCGCTTGACCGATTGGTTAAGAGACTTCTGGATTTCACGCACGCAGACGCTTCTGCGCTTCTGGTCCATGATGTGAGCCTCGATCATCAGCTCGGCAAACATGTGGGACTTGCCAGAGCCTCGACCACCCCAAGCGCCTTTGTATCGGCTTGGGTTAAGCAGTGGCAATGCCCACTCAGGGGTTGGAAGCTGTAAAACTGTCATGCCTTGACGACCACGCGCTCAATTCTTTGCACTAGGGGATTGGCAGGATCGCCAGAAACTTCGATCTTGTCACCAAACTTCTTTGGGGCCAGCTTGGACAACAGCCATTTGCGTGTGTCGACTTGTAGCCTGTGTTTTTGCACTGCCGCCCAGTCTTTCTTGCCATCCACGGCCACGCCAACGTCTTGATCGCTGATCTCCATGATCTCTGTGGCCATGCGTTCGATCAGGTCTTCCCTCGCGCGCGCGTAATTCTCCGCAAGGGTAGCATCATCGTCAACCCAGCGTAAGAAAGTGCTATTTGGAACACCAGCTGCTTGACATGCTTTGAATGCGCTCAGGCCATTTCGCATGCCATCGAGCACCATCTGGCTGATCACGGCTCGGTCTTCACTGCCAGGCTTAGTTCGCTTGGTTGGAGCTTTTGCTTTGTGTGATTTTGTGGTCATGATGCATTGTCCTTCATGTTTTCAATTCGCGCTAGTTTCATGGCATCTTTTAAATCCATCCTGAGTTGCTCGTTTGCGGCCTGCTCATCTTGAAGTCGGATGTAGACCTCGGTTGCGAACTTGGCCAGCGTGTCATGTTGCCATGTTGCAAAGTTTGGGGTTTCACGTTTGTTGTTCATGTTAGTACTTGCTCACCTTTCTGTGGATAACTTTGTCCCGAATTTTCCGCATCCAGTTGCCCCTACTGCCCCTAACGTATACGTTTTAGGGGCGGGGCGGGGCGATTTAACTGGCTTTTGCCCCTAATCCCTAAAAACCCCTAGGGGCAGTCAGGGGCGTTTAGGGGCGATTCTTTTCTCCATTTTTCTGCATCATCATGGCACTGACTTGGGATTCGTTGATGAAAATCCAGCCGTGTTCAAATGGTTCAATTGTTCCTGCATTGAGCATTTGAGCGATGATTCCATCCTGCCTGCTGGCCTCTGTTTTGTTCTTTGCAGTGCGTTCTGACATGCCATCTTTGACCAAAAGATCACGCAGTGATGATCTGCTCAGATAGGGTAAACCATTACGCTCTTCTGCACCAGATGACCACCATGCACGCTCAACTGTCCGGTTGTTTTCATCATGTTTGGTTGGTTTCTTGTGTGGTTTTGTGGTTGCCGCATCATCGTCTGGAACAGCCACACAGGTGGTTGCAGCGCCTCCAAACTTGGTTTTGCCCATCTCAATGATCTCTAGTTTGAAGTAGATCGTGTCGCCTTTGCTTGGGAGTTCGCGCTGTTTTGTGACGGTCACTGAGCGTGTGCCATCTTTTTCTGTGACCTCGATCTCGGTGTCAATGTGTGCTCGGATGCCTGACCAGCCACGTGCGCCTTTGGCTGCATCTTTGCCATTGTGGTGGATGATCATCAGAGCTGCGCCTGTGGCCGTGGCCACTTGATCGAATCTGGCCATGACTGGACCCATGTCCTCACCACTGTTTTCGTTGGCTCCTGCGCTCATTCTGGCCAATGTGTCGCCAATAATTAAGCGCACCGGCTTGCCTTTGATTTGCTCAACTGCTCGCACCAGCTCGATCACATCGTGAGCATCTTGGTCGCCTGAGTAGAAGTTCATGGGGACTGGCACCATTGCCAAGTTTTCTAGGTTGCAGCCGTGGAACTTCTTGATGGCCTGCATGCGTGACCGAATGCTCGCTGGTGCTTCGCTGGCCAAA